CCTGTGCATTAAGAGTTCTTTCAAAGTAGCTCTTAACTATATTATCTTGAGCCTGAGTTAGGAATAAAGATTTCTCATATTCATCAACAGCTACATCAGCAATAGAACTTTGCTCCCCAAATTCAGCCTTATGTTTATATGCATTTAATAAAGTATCAAATGCATTACTAAATTCTTCATTTGTCATAGTTTAATTATTTACTAGTTACAATACCAAGATTAGTCTAGCTAGTTTGTCCTAATGCTAATTGAGTAGTTAAATCACCTTTATATACAGCAGATGCCAGCTCAACTGCTCTTTGTAATATTTCCTAATGAAGATTTTCATCAAGTTCGCAAGTATTTGCCTCAGTCTTATTATTAATACTAAGTCCTCCTTCAAGGTTTTCAAGAATAATAGGTTCAGGTTTTTTTACATATCTTATATGATAACCACTATCTATAAAAGTATCATTAGGACCAGTAATAATCTCAGCGTAATAAGACTTAGCATTAATTAATCTCCAAGCTTGATACTATAAAGGTCTTTTATAAGGTTTAGACATCATTCTCTAGTATTCTTCATATTTAAGAGGTATTACTGAAAGAATGACTGTATTATTATTCCTTTTAACTTCAACAACTTCATTTATATACATTAAAGCATTAGGCAGTGCTACTACACCTACTCCCTATGTTCTAAAATCAATTTGATTAAACTAACCTCTTGTATCAATTGTCAGTTTATCAGTTTCAATTAATTGTGAGAAATCAATCTACCTTTTTTCACTGTCATCAAAACCTTCTTGAGATTTATTTAACTTAGGACTAAAATAAGCTTTTACTATTTCATCTTGAGCTTTTGTTAAGAATACACTTTTTTCATAAGCATCTAAACCAGGAGCTTGATTTGATGTTATAGAGTTATATAAAACATCAAACTAGTCAGCAAATTCTTGAACTGTCATATTACTTATTTATTTAAAAGTGCTTCAAGAGATAACTTAATATCTTGATTTTTAGGAGCATTAATATAAGCTACTGCAATATCTAACGTAGGATTTTGATTGTCATTACACAAGGGTCTACCATCACTCTTTAAATAAAGATAGTCACCTCTTTTAGTAATATTACCTGCATTAATACTTTTTCTAATAAGAACTTTTGTAGGAAGATTTTCATCCTTAACTATTTTAAGGAACCTCTTAGCATTTTCTTGAATATAAGAATCAATCTTAGTATGCAAGAAATCCATAGAAGTATTATCAGAAACTGTTCTACCATCAATAAGTTCTACAATAGTCATTAATACATCTTTATTATCCTCAATCTTACCAAATTCAATCCAGCAATCTCTAGTAACATCCATGCTTCTCTTAGCTGATTTAAGTTGGTCATTTTCTGACTCTAGTACATACCTATAAGTAGCTTTAGGTCTTTCCTCAAGTACTTTAATTGAAGGTGCAATTAAGTCAGTATTTGCAAGTAGAATTTTATATTTAATATAATCTTCAGGGTCATTAAGGTTAAGATAATTGTCTTCTTTTTTAAGAACTACTTTATTAATACCTTGAGGATTAGCATCACTCCAAAAGTTATCTACTTTTTTATAAACACTAAGGTCTACTCCAAAATAATCTTCAAAGAAAGCTTTCTCTGCATTAGTTAGTACATTAACAAAAGTGCCTGATTGAAGTTTAGGTACTACAAAGGTATTAACTGCATCTCTAGCCATTCCACCATATAGTATATGTCTTTTATCAGTAACCATATGGCTTTGTCTTGGAATATACCTTACTTTAATTCTCTCATCTCTTAAGCAATTAATCAATTGCTCATCTTCTTTAACTTCTACTCTTTTATTTGCCATAATATTTAAAATAAAAAAGAGGAAAGGAAGTTAATCCTTCCCTCTTTAAGTTAATATGATTAACCTTGCAATACTGCAGGGATAATAGACATTGTTCTAGTGGGGTCTAATACTACTACACCAAATGTTGTCATTTTGTGGATTGTAGAAGCATCTTCATCATTAGAAGCATATTCAACATTAGCTTTACCAGTCCAGGGGTCTCTAATACCAGGTTGAATACTTCTGGTTTCATCCTGACCTTTAATCTTAGTCTTGTAGATATTAGGTTGACTAGAAGAACCTAAGTCAAGAATATCATATCTATAAGAACTAGCTGGACCACCGAGAGCATGGTTAATCTTATTATTTACAGGGTCATCATAGAATCTATCAATTTCCACTTTGAGTTTAATACCACTAGGAGTAATCCACTCTGAGAATTGATAACCTGCAGATAATGAAGTAGGATGCCAACCTTGAGTCTTAGATACTACACCAAGATTATCACCATTCAATGTAAGATTAGTCCAACCACTAACTACATCACCAACAGCTTTACTAAATTGTTCTGCACCCTTCATACCTGTTCTAAGGACAATAGTTGCATTCTCCATATCATCTCTATTATAACATAAGTCATAAATAGCATTTTCAATCATTTTAAGACTGAAATCATTATAATATGAAGTATTAGCTACTTCCATTTGAGCATAAAGACCATCACCCATTCTAATAGCTTCACCTGACTTACCAAAGTTCAAGTATTCACCATTAGCATTTTGGTTTGAGGTACCCCAAGCAAGTGCAATATTTTTATAATCACTCCATTGTTTTTCAAGTACATAGTCTTCATTATGCATCCACATAGTAGAAGTAGTATGCTTAGTGCCATCAGCAGATTCCATAGGAACACCTACTGCTACTTTAGCATTTAACAATGCACCAGATACTTTATGTTTAATTCTAAGGGTAGTCCATTCATTACTCATAGAAACAGGAGTATTCATTCGAACTCCACCGACACCTCTACTCAGTTCCCTTTCCACGGGAGCAAAGCCAACAGAAAATCTTTCACCTGAGAGCAATCTTTCTGAAGGAATACCAATAGTATTACCCCCCATAATTTCGGCTCTATAGATATATCTAGTGCCTTCTACAATAGCATCACCTAAAATTCTAATAGGATATACTTGATTAAGGTTACCAAAGATTACTTCACCATCAAAAAATGCATGTTCACCAAATACCAAATAAAAAGGTTCAGTACCAGAACCTACATTATCTGAACCACTTACTACAGTGGAACCATCAAATCTTCTTGCTTCAAGAAGGGGAATATTTCTTCTTGTAGAACCTACTACATCCCAATAGTATCTATCATCACTTTCAAACTCTTTTGTAGGAATTTTAGAAAGTAAAGCATCAAGATTGGCACCCCTTTTAGCAGCAAATAATTCAACCATTAAATCAGTTACCTTTTGAGGCATTTGTCTGAATACTGGATTTGAATAAATGTGATTCTTTTTGCTTATAGTAGGTGCCCAACTCTGAAAGTTTACAGTCTAAAACTTATTAAGTTGTCCTGCCATAAATATTTATATTTAAAAAATTAAACGCTCAATTTCCAACCTTTAAATAGAGGTTCTTCTTCACTAACTCCACTAGCATAATGAAGATTAGCATTTGAAATACTATTACCTCTACTTAAAACATTTTCAAGGTCTTTTACTTTAGACCTTGTTTCTTTTTTTACTCTATCTTTTACTAGTTTATCAATATTCTTAAATCCATCAGTAAGTACAAAAAGCATACCAACATTTTTAAGAAATTCTGTATGATTTTCTGACTCATACTTCTGAATAGCTGTTAATCTTTGTCCAGTTTCAGGGTCAGTATATACAGGCTTAGAAATACTATCATAAATCTTTTGTCTGGTTGATTTATCAATTGTGATTTCACCAAAAGCTTTATCATTATCCATGATAGATTTCTTAAGAGTTTCTGCCTGTTTCTTTAATTGATTTTGATTTTCTTGTTCTTGTTGTTTAGCTTCTTTAATAAGATTATCATATTGCTCTTTAAAGTAGCTTATATTTTCATTAAGGGCTTCTTTAGCATCATCAATATCAGAACCATCTTTAATAGAACGTTCTACCATTTTTAATGCTTTCTCTTGGGAAAATCCTCTATTAATATAATCTTGATATATTAAGTTTTTCCTAAGAGTTTCACCTTGTTCACTTTCATCAGTAAGAGCATCGTCACTAAGAC